CGGCCCCACTGGTCTCATGCGGGCCTTCGAGAGGCAAGCGACCCAGGCGGTCACCACGGCGGCGCGGAACCAACGCCCCATCAGCCCTTAAACTGATTCAGCGTCATCAGGAGGTTGCCTGATGAGCAGCCCCTATTCCAAGCGCAAGCGGTACGCACTCGATGTCGAGGCATGGGTGCAATTCAAGCTCCTGCGCCTCGCCGCATTTCATCCTGAGACGACCAAGGCGGACGTCGCGGCCCTCGCGGAAATCATCCAGCGATACTGGGGTAAGCACGGGAACGGGTTTGTCTCAGACGAGGAGATATGCGCCCTCACCGGTCTCACGGAACGTACCGTCCGGCGCGCAAGGAAGAACCTCGCTTGCCTCGGGTTCGTTACCGTAGTGCGCGCCGGTGGCCGGGGCCACGCCACCGTGTACACCCCCAACTTTAGTATGGTTCGGCAAAAGGAGGACATTTCTGTCCTGGATAAAAAGGCGGACATTCCTGTCCTCCTAACGGACGAAAATGTCCGGCTAAAGGGCGAATTACCGGACACAGATGTCCGCCCTTCCTATCTATGTTCCGGTCTACAGACCGGAACACCGATAGATAGACATGACAGCGCCGCGCCTACGGCGCCGGACGGTGTCGCCCCCCTGGGGGGCGCCCCGCCGGAATCGGCGCAGGAGGGTTTGGACGCGCTCCTAGCCGCCTACTCGCCCACCGACACGAGCAAGCCTGCCAGAGCGGCCTATAAGCGGGCCTGGCAGGCCATCCACGCCGATACGGACCTAGCCGGGGTTATCGACGCGGCGGCGAACTGGCACCAGTCGTGGGCGCAGCAAAACAATCCTGACGCCCCACGGATGGGCCTCGTGCGGTGGCTCACCGATGAGATGTATCTGAAGCCGGCGCCGAAGGGCTACCAGCCGAAGGAGCGCCCGGCTAAGGTTAAGTTGCCAACGCCAACTAAGCCCAACCCCCGCAAGCCATCCACCCCGGTCACCGCGCGCATCACCTCCTCTGTTCTCGTCGAGGAAGGCGGCAACGCTGAGCTGCGCCTCCTGTTAACGGACAGCAACGGCGCGGAGCATCCGCGCGTGTTGGTTCTCCAGCACGACGACGAGAGCGTGCAGTCCGAGGGCCAGCGGGTCTTTGCCAATTTTGTCCACGCTGCCGGCCTGTCGGAGGTCGAGGACTCTGCGGAATTCCTCGGGAGATCGGTTGTCCTGACTGGTGACGGCTTCGCGGCACCAAGCACCAGGCCGGACGACGAGCCGCCCCTTCCTGTAAAGCCCGAGCCGGTGCGGTACGCCAATCCGCCACCCAGCGCGCCCATGACTGAGGCCGAGACGGCGGCAGTCCGCGCCAAGATTGCCGCCCTCCCGCCGTTGGCTCCGCACCTCAACGAATGGCAGCGGCTCAAAGAGGAGCAATGGCGTCGCGACGCCGATCGCCGGGAATGGGACGCGGCGCACCCGGAGTTTTTCCAGGACGAAGACAACGACGAAGGCTGGCCGGCCTATCTCGACGCCGAGCCGGACGACGAGGCGGCGTAAACGGGTCGCGAGCAAACCCGCGTTCTAGCGGGTCCATTTCCGACCCACTAGAAAAAAACTGACACTTCCGCCCCGCCCTGCCTACTTTCCTATGCTGGCAAATCTCACCGGGCACCAAATTTATATGGTGCGGCCAAAAGGCCAACGGCCACCCGCGCAGGTGGTCGCCGCCCTACCGTGGCGAGATAGCGGAATTTCCCTAAAACAACGATGGGAGGCCAGCCTGGCCAACTATCCATGCCTTAGCGCGATTGCGCGTGACGACGATAAGCCTGTGCTGAAAAGCATTCGCGACTTCATGGTGAACTATTCAGACGGAGACGCCCCAATGGCAGCTAACGATGACGACCCTAACTTCAAAATCCAGAATCCAGAGACGCGGATTGATGCGGTCGACGCGATGGAGATGATCCGCTCGATGGCAGAGGACGAGAACTGCGAACGAAATCCGGCCTACGAGCGGACCACGAGGTCATATAGCGCGGAACTGCATGAGGAACGGTTCGAACGAGTGAAGTATGCAAAGGCATCCGCCGCCTTCGACGACAGACTACCGACTGAGGATGCAATGCTCCACCGCATACACGTTCGCCAGGTGCGGGAAAAACTCGGGCGGGATGCCGAAGTTCTCGACATGGCCGTGAGTCCACGCAGTACACTGCGGGATGTTGGTCGCTTCGTCGGTGCAACGGGTTCCAGTGACACCTTGGAACGCGCCGGAAAGCGTGCCGTTAAAGAGGCCGCAAAAAACTTTGAGAAACTTGCAGCCTAACTGCGGTTAGCGGGCCTCCCCGATGACTTAGTATCAGGGAAACAGCACATTGGTGAATAGCCTGCACCAATGCTGGCACCGGATGGTTGGGACGACACACCCATTTGCGCCATCCGGTGATCCCCACCAATGACCGTCGATAACCGCCATAGCGGCCCTCGGGCTGGTCAGCGCGGAAAGAGTGACGGCCAGCCCTGGTAGCAATGCCAGGGCACCATTTCAGAGTCCGCCATCGTTGCGGACGACGGCGCCCGTAACCCATCCGAAAGTGCGGGACGCCGGACTAATTGGACGCAATGACCAGTCGATCGGGAAAATACTTCGACGAAATCATTGCCCTCATTCGTAGCGGCAAGACAGGCATCGAAGCCTGCAAATCAAATCCAGACTTTCCATCCTATCGTTCACTGACTGAGTGGGCCACGAAGCGCGGTCGCAAGGAAGAAATTTCAAAAGCGTGGCGCGAACGGGAAAAGTCCCCAGCCGCGCGGATGAAGACCAACCTCACTTACACCGAGGAGCAATACGACGCCGCGATTGAATTGCTGACGCGCAACCCCCGCAAATCTCTTCGGCAGCAAGCTAAAGCCCTCAGTGTCGACCTGCCTTCGCGGGAGACGATATACCTTCGCAAGCGTCGCGATCCTGAATTTGCCGCGCGCTTTGCGGAAGCCACGAAAAACATTCGGTCGGTAGTTTCGCGTCATGCGCCATCTGTTCCAAAGCCGGTCTATCGCAGCAATCTTTTACGACGCGCCCTCCTCCAACATCCAGTTTGGCTTGCGGCTAAACGGGCTGTGCCAGCCGGGACGGCTTGCACCGAGGATGTAATCCAGGAAATTTGCCTAGCAGTTATCGAGGGAACAATCACTGCAGAAGAGATCGCCAAGAGAGGGAACAAGCTCGGTTACGAACGGCTTCGGCGTCATGTTTTTGCATCGCTCGATGCACCGACAAGGATTCAAAACCGCGAAAGCGAGCGCGGCACCCTCGTCGACACGATTGCGAACGAGAACGGCATTGTTTTTTATTGAGGCAAATCGATGAATTTCAAAAAAGGAGAAGTTGTCGTTGCCGGTGGCCGCATAGGAAAAATCGTTCGTATCAATCGATTTTGGGAGGCCGAAGTTATTTGGATTGATAGCCGCGGCCATATTATATCGAAATTTTTCTCGTCTCACGAAATCACTACGCTGGAGTCTGCACTGCGCCCCCGATCCCTTTGGCCAGATAGTCACGAAGGCGGTGATGAAGTGCGTACACGCGCGCCGAACAAATCAACGAAGCCAAAGCCATTGAAGCGCGCGAGGGCGTCAGCATGAAATTCTGGCCCCTCACCACGAAATCAATCGAAGAAATTCCTGACGACGACGGCGCCATTCTCGCGGCGTTCTGCGGCTCGACGCCTGGCGCTGGCGTTACTGCAACTAGCGCCCTTACCGTCCCAGCCGTTGCTGCTGGTGTTAGGATTACCTCCGAGGCGTGCGCGATGTTGGACATCAACATCGTCGACGGCGAGAAGCGCCTCGATAATCACCCTGCTCTGACTCTGCTGCGCGGCCAGGTAAACGACTGGACTTCGGGGTACGAGTTTATCCGCGATATGGTTGCGGAAGCCCTGCTCCACGACAGCGGATCGATGGCGTGGGTTAATCGCGTCAGCGGCGAGCCGCGAGAGATCATCAACTTCAAGCGCGGAACGATTCAAGTTCAATACGAGGAAACCCGCGAGCCGCTTTATCGTATTTCCGGCATCCCCACCCAGGCCAGTGACATTTTCCATCTTCGTGGCCCGTTCGAAAAGTGCCCTATCAGCCTTGCGCGTGAAGCCATCGGCGCCGCGATCGTTATGGAAGCGCACGCCTCGCGCATGTTCAAGAACGGCGCGCGTCCCGGTGGTGTCATTGAGATGCCAAAGGGCTTCGGCGAAAAAGCGTGGAGGCGAATGAAGGCGGGCTGGTCCGCTGCGCATGAAGGGCCGGAAAACGCGGGCAAGACTGCCATCCTACCCGACGGTGCGACGTTTAAGCAAATGCAGCTTAACTCGGTCGACGCTCAGTTTCTTGAGATGCGCCGCTACCAGGTCGAAGAGATCGCACGCGCGTTCAATCTGTCGCCGGCAATGCTCGGCGACATGACAAAATCGTCATACGCAAACGCCAGCCAGAAACAATTAGAAGCGCTGGTCTATGCGATCGAACCATGGCTCTGCGCGTTGGAGTCTGCACTGAACCGTGCGCTCCTGTCGGACGAGGAACGCACCACTCTACGCTTTAAATTCGATCGTGATGACCTTACGCGCGCGAGCCTTACCGAACGCGCCACCGCGATAAACAGCCTGATCGCATCAGAAGTCATCAACCCGAACGAAGGCCGCGACTGGTTGGGTATGCCGGCGCGTGATGGTGGCGACACCTATGCTAACCGCAACATCACCGTGAAGCCCGCCAACGACAACGCCGCTCCTGCCGCTGAGGCTGCGTGATGGATCTTGCTCACTTGGACGACCTCGTCGAGCAGCAAGATCGCGGTTCGGAATTCACGATCAAGCATCCCGTAACCGGCGAACCGATGCCGGAAGTTATTCTTACGGTTGTCGGCCCTGACTCCAACACCGCACGTCTTGCTCGCATCAAGTTATCGGACGAGTTGATGGCGTTCCGCGGCAAACCGCCGGCCGATGAACTGGACCGCATCGAGATCGACCGCCTCGCGCGTTGCGTCATTGGATGGAGCGTCAAGCGAGACGGCAAGCCGGTGGAATTCAGCTTCACCAATGTCGTGCGGCTGCTGACCGACAAACAGTTCGTTCGCGAACAGGTCGAAGCATTCAGCCAATCGAGAGTGCCATATTTTATGAGGACATTTTCCAATGCTTGAAACAGGTGACGTTGTGCGTCTTGCGACAGGCGGTCCGTGGATGACCGTTAAGGCCGTTCACGCGGACGGTACCGTTGACGCGCTGTGGTTCAACGGTACCGACTTCGTAACCGAGACTTGGCCTGCAGCGCTGTTGGCGAAGCCCGTCTGATGGAACGGCTATTTATCGAAACCAAGATCATCGGTGGCGAGGCTGGTGCTATCTCTGGCCTTGCCTGGAAGTTCGGCACGCCTGATCGCGTCAATGATTGGATTGAGCCCGGTGCCTTCAAAGGCGTGAAGATGCCGCTGCCCATTCTCTTTGGGCATGACATGAACGACCCCGTCGGAACGTGGGACACCGCCACCGAGAAATCAGACGGTCTGCACCTCACCGGCAAGTTGCTGGTTGATGATGTTACCCGCGCGCGGGAAGTCGCGGCGCTCGTCAAGTCGGGTGCCGTTCGCGGTATCTCGATTGGTTTTATCACCAAGAAGGCTTCTGCCCGCTCTGGTGGAGGTCGCTCAATCAAATCTCTCGAATTGCTCGAAGCGTCACTTGTGACGATTCCGATGCACCCCGGCGCGCGCGTGACTAGCGCAAAGTCGGCGATCCAGGCGCTCGCGATTGCCGACGCCATCCAACGCGCAAACGCGCATTTCACGAGGAACTAAATTGAAACACGTTTCCCCTATTGAACTGAAGGCTGAGGCTGACGATCCTGTCGGTGTCGTGCAGAAGGCGCTCGACGACTTCACCAAGACCGTCGACGAACGCCTAAAAAAGGTTGAGGCCAAGTCCGTTGAGCCTGAAAAGAAAGACGACGTCATTGACGTAAAGGCGCTGGCCGATCGCCTGGCCGACGTTGAGAAGAAGACCAACCGCCCCGGTGTTGGCGCCGCCAATACCGACGAACAAGCCAACGTGGAAAAGAAGGCGCTCTCGTCCTTTATCCGCACCGGATCGAACGTCGAGGTGAAGGCCGCCGCGTCTGATAACAATGTAGATGGCGGCTGGATGATCCTCCCGACCATTGACCTTAGCATCCGCACTCTGATGACCGACATTTCGCCGATGCGGAGTTTGGCGGAAGTCGTGTCGATCGGTACCAGTACTTACGAGCGGTTCTATTCGCTCGGCAAGCGCGGCGCTCAGTGGGTTGCCGAACGCGACGACCGCCCGCAGGATACCGCGCGGCCCGAACTGATCAAACAGTCCTACGGCGTCGCGGAACTCTATGCTGCGCCGGCTGCTACCCGCCAGCTTCTCGACGACGCTGCGGTGGATATCGCTTCGTGGCTGATCAACAACGCCACCCACGATTTCGCCGAAACCGAGGGCGAGGCCTTCCTTCGTGGTGATGGCACGATGGGCAAGCCGCGCGGCTTCCTCACCTACGATGTCACCAACGAAAAGGACTTCGTTCGCGCCTGGGGCAAGTATGGCTACGTCCCGGCCGGTCACGCTTCGGCGCCGACTGACGCCAACCTGACCGCTGCTCTGGTCAAGCTGGTTGCTGCGGTGCGCACCCCGTACAAGGCAAACGCGGCGTTCGTCATGAATTCGAATACGGCGGTTCGGCTGCGCACGATCGTTGACTCGAATGGCCGTTACCTTTGGGCTCCGACCGGCAATCTGATTGAGGGTATCGAGCATCCGTTGCTCGGATATCGCGTGGTGATTGACGACGGTTACGACGACATCGGCGCAGGCACCCTGCCAGTTTCGTTCGGCGATCATCGTCAGGGTTATGTGGTGGTCGATCGTTCCGGCATCCGCGTCACACGCGACGAGGTGACTCAAAAGGGTCGCATCCTCTTCGACACGTATAAGCGTGTCGGTGGTGGCGCTGGCGATTTCAACGCCGTTAAATTCCTCAAAGTCGCTGCCAGCTAACGCGGCTCGGTGGCGGGCTTCGGCTCGCCACCTCCTCTTTCTAAGGATTCAAAATGATTGATACGTTTCACGACAACAACGTTGTCGCATCGCTTGTTCCTGCGGTGCAGACCGCAACGCTCAAGGGCTCGACCGTCGATACGCAGGGTTTCGGCTCGGCGCTGATGGTCGTCAATACCGGCGCAATCGACACCGCTGGCACATACGGCATCGCCATCCAAGAAAGCGATACCACTACGGATGGCGACTTCGCCAACGTCGCTGCGACTGATCTGCTCGGCGCGTTGCCTACCGCCCTCGCTGCATCGACCGTCTACCGCCAAGGCTACATTGGCAAAAAGCGGTATCTGCGCGCCGTCATCACGAAGGCGAGCGGCACTTCTATCGCTGCCGGCGCTGTATTCGTGCTCGGCCATGCCGCCCTTGCGCCCGTTGGAGCTTAAGCAATGAGTCTATATCCAGTAGCTGGTAGCAAGCTTTATATCGGTGGGGTCCTTGCCGATAAGGCAACCGACTTTGTTGCATCAGACTTTACGTCGCAGACGTGGACTCTGATTGATGGTTGGGAGCAAATGGGTGCGATCGGCGATACTGCGCAGATCATCACGACGTCGCTCATCAACCGTGGCCGCGATATCAAGCAGAAAGGCACGCGGAATGCGGGCTCTATGCAGAATGTCTTCGCTATCGTTCCTGAAGACGCTGGCCAGATCGCCCTGATCGCTGCCGAGAAGACGGTCAATAACTACGCCTTCAAGGTCGAATTCCCCGACAAGCCCGCAACTGGCACCGCGCCGACACCATCGCAGCGGTTGTTTGTCGGTCTTGTCACTTCGGCACAGGAAGCCGGCGGCGAAGCAAATACGATTATGAAGCTGAACGCCACCATTGAGGTGAACAGTAATATCGTGCCCGTCGCCGCGGATACTGGCGACTAATGGGAACGCACGCCGCTCGCATTTGTAAGTGCGGGCGGCGTGTACCTTACGGCGAACGATGTATCTGCCAACGTCAACGAGATAGGCAGGCTGATGACCGCAGAGGTAGCGCATCATCGCGCGGATATGATGCTGAATGGCGTCGGTTATCTAAAGCGTTTCTGGCAGAACCCGGTAACTCGCGTTGCGCTTGCGGCGCTGCTGCTGTCCTTGTTGCCCATAAGGTGAGCATTCGTAAGGCGCCGCATCTAAGGCTGGTGAGAAGCAACTGGCTTCCATCATGCAACGCTTGCAACCTTCGGCAAAACATTCGGTGCGAAGGCGGTTTCGGCAAGCGACCCACCGGGGGTGGGTAAATTGTTTCGAAAAATCGCTGGGGACCAGTGGTTTCCCGTCCCTCAATCGCGCCTGAAAATGGAAGTTTTTCATGATTCTCGATCTTGCCCTTGCGAGGGCACAGATGAACGTCTCGTCCATCGCGGACGACGACCTGATCTCGCGGAAGATTGCCGCTGCACAAAATCATATCGAGAACCTGCTTGGCTACAAGATTGAGGATGAATTCGGCGGCGAAGGTCAGGACGATATCCCGCCCGCGCTGATCGAGGCCGTCGCCATGTTGACGGCGCACCTGTACGAAAACCGAGAGGCAACGCTGGTTGGCGTCAACGCGCAGGTGCTTCCGTTCGGCGTCGACTCCATCGTCCAAGAATACCGTCAGTGGAGTTGGGGCGCGCCGGATGCCTGACCCCGCATATGCCGTGCAGAAAGCGCTGCGCACGCGGTTGATTAACGCCGCCGCGGTGACCGCCCTGGTGCCAGCCAACAGCGTGTTGGACCGCAACGCCCGGCCCGCGCCCGATCCGTCCATTATCCTTGGCGAAGACCAAGTTGTTGACCCCGGCCAATCGATCGCACGCGATATCGTCCGCGTGCATTCCACGTTGCACGTTTGGAAGGTTGAAGGCGGACTCTCTGGCGTGAAGGCCATTGCGAATGCGGTCTGGTCCGCGATCAAGGCTGGCCGGTTGACGCTAGATGCCGGGCTCCAATGCGTTGATTGCCGCGTGAACGACACCCGCTTCATGCGCGATCCCGATGGCGAGACGTCGCACGGCGTTGTGAACGTCGAAACTCTTATTCGGATTGTGGCCTGATGCGCGCTGGCAAGATGGACTCAGTTATCACCGTGCAGCGCTTTACCTCAGTTATCGACGAGGGCGGCGGTTCGGTGCAGACGTGGACCGACCTCGTCACTGTGCGCGCGCAGATCATACAAGCCAGCACAGAGGAATTCATTCGCAGCTACGGCGCGACCGACGACACCATCATGATCTTCCGCACTCGTTGGATTGACGACATCATCACCGCCGACCGCGTGATGTACGACGGCGAAGCTTTCAACATCAAAGAATTGAAGCCGATCGGTCGGCAGCGCGGCCTGGATATCCGGGCTGTTGCGTAATGAAAGGCCGTAAGCCGAACCTGAAGCAAACCGGAAAAGCGTTCCGCAAGGTCAAATCTCCGCCGAAATGGATGGATGATGACGCTGCGGGCGAGTGGCGGAGGGTGTTCCCCTCGTTGACGGAGCGGCGGATTCTCACCGAGTCTGATCTTGGTTCGCTCGAAATGTACTGCATGGCAGTCGCAACGGCTCGGCAGATGGAGCGAAAGTTGCGCGTCGAGGGTTACACCTACACCGACATGAACGGAAACCTCAAACGCAACCCTGCCGCAGCCATCATGTCCGACGCGATGAACCGTGCGCGCCTGTTTGCCACTGAAATCGGGCTAACGCCGTTTTCACGCAGTCGGCCGGAAGCGATGGAAGATGACGACGAAGATTCGTTGGTCGATTAATGCTCGTTCCCGAATGGATCTACGACGACTCGGAAATCCCCGATCCGTTCGACTGCGGCCAGCGTGCGGTGGATTGGCTGCGTCGGCTCAAGCACCCCAAGAATCCGGCGCCGGGCCATCCGTTTCAGATCGATCCGTTCCAAGAAAGGCTCATCAAAGCCGTTTACGGGCCGCGATACACCGACGACGTGTTCGACGAGGCCACCGGCATTCTGATTGCACGGAAAGGCGACCGCATCATCCGCCGCGTCTATGTCCGTATCCCCAGGGGCGCACGGAAAACGTCTTTGCTGGCGGGTTGCGTTCTGCTTCACCTTGTCGGCCCGGAGCGCGAGCCTGCAAACCGTATCATCGGGGCAGCTTCAACGCATAATCAGGCCATGGAGTTGTTCAACGAAACCGCCATGCTGGTCGACAACGACAAGCGGTTGAACAAGCTTCTGGATGTATACGGCGGCTCGAAGACATCCATCACATACGCGAAGAACCGAGGAATTTACCGGGCCGTTTCGAGCGACGGCAATGCACTTCATGGTTTGACATTTAACCTCTGCGCGATCGATGAGCTTCACGCCATCGAGGGCAACCAGGGCCGAATGCTATGGGGCGCGCTGGAATCCGCCATGGTGAAGATCCCGAATGCCTTGATGATCATCACAACGACGGCGGGCACCGGAACGGAATCGATTGCGTGGGAGCAGGATCAATACGCTGTTCGGGTGCAGAAGGGCGAAATCAACGACCCTGCCCTATTGCCGGTGGTGTTCGGGCTTGAGCACGGCGACGGCGAGGCGTGGCGAGAAGAGTCCACCTGGCTGAAGTTAAACCCGGGCATGAAGTACGGATATCCTGCGCTTGGTGCATACCGTGTTGCCGCCGAACGGGCGATGAATTCGCCATCGAACGCCTTTTTCTTTAAAACTTACAACCTTAACCAATGGCAAGAGGAATCAACCTCACCGTTCCTCGACCTCGCGGTGTTCGACAAGGGCAACCGCCCTATTCCTGATGATATCGACGGCCTACCAGCGTTTATCGGCGTCGACATGTCCCGAACGACTGACCTTAGCGCCGTTGTTGCCTGCGTCGTTCGCGATGATGAATTTATCCTGCTCAGTTACTTCTTCTGCCCAGCCGACGACATTGCAAAGCGCGGCAATCGCGATGGCGTGGATTACAAGCGGTGGTCAGAGGAAGGTTACCTCACAGCAACGCAGGGCGGGACGATTGATTACGAGGCGGTGCAGGCCTGCATTCGAGGTCTCAGTGAGCGGTTCGACGTCCGCGAGGTGAATTTTGACCCTGCATATGCCCCGCCAGTTATGAATCCGCTGACTGATGAAGGGCTGCCAACCGCGACATTGCGGCAGGGATATATCACGCAAAGCCCGATGCTGAATGCGCTGGAGAAGGCGTTCCTCGACGAGAAGATCATCCACGATGGCTCGCCTGTGATGCGTTGGAATTTTTCCAACGTAGCAGTTCAGATCGTCGACGCTGCGGGCTCGCGAAAAATATCAAAGAAGGCGAGCAAGGACCGCATTGACGGGGTAGCGGCGGCGTGGATGGCAGTCGGACGAGCGGCGGCCGTTGAACCGGGCTCTTTCTATGATCGTGATGACTGGTCCGCGGAGGATGGATTTCTTGGCTAACGATCTCGACGCCTACCTGCAATCACTTCCGGACGCGATCAAAAACGAACTAACCGGCGCGATCAAGGCGCAAGCCGATCGGCTATCAGCCGCACAGCGTGAAGCGTTGCAAGCGCTTCAATCACCTCCCCAAGAGTCCGGCAACCTTGAAGCGTCGTGTCGCGTGGTGCCGGGAGACAACGACCTCACCTGGGTTGTTGAGGCCGGTGGCGATCTGACTACGACGGAAGTCCGCACCGGCAGCGGCGAGGACTTCGACTACGGTGAAGCATTCGAATACGGCACGACCCACCAGCAGGCCAAACCGTTTTTCTGGCCGACCTATAGAGCGCTGCGACCAGACATGCAGCGTGAGATCAACGAAGCAATCGACAAGGCATTTAAATAATGAGCGATAGCGCCCGCGAGATTACATGGGCCGGCGGCACCCACACGTTCGACCTTAATAGCGAACGTGTATCTTGGATGTTGCAGCAAGCTCTGCGGCCATTCCCCGGACAGTTCGGTGACACGCCAGCTGCCTGTCTGAAGCGCTTCGACGAGGGTGTTTACTCACCCGATGACATCGAGAACGTCTTCCGCATTGGCTTGGTAGGCGGTGGCGCGTCCGAGTCGGAAGCTGAGGCCCTTATTAGCCAGCATCTCCGCGGCAAACCGCTCGCGCCGAATGCGACTGTAGCGTTCGAAGTCCTGGCCGCCCTCTTCATCGGAGCATCAGATGCCGGCGCCTAAACTCAGTATCCCGGTATCGGCCAACCTCGACAAGTTCAAAGAGGCGATGAATTCCACCAGCACGCTTGCGCGGCAGGCGACCAAGAAAGTGCTGGACGAGTTCATTTCCCTGAATGCGAAGCTTGGCGGTCCTATTGCTGCCGGCCTCGGTGCCAGCTTTGGCAAGTCCATCCTCGGTGTCGCTGGCAAGATTGCGCTGGTCGTTGGCGCGTTCAAGCTCATGGGCGATGCGGTCGACGCTGTTCGCGGCCAGCTCAAGGAAATGGCGGACATAGCCGACAAGGCTGCGTCCACGAATTTCTCGCCTGAGTTTTGGCAGTCTTGGGTGAATGGCGCAAAAGGCGCTGAGAAGCAAGTCGAGCTATTCGAAGGTGCGCTCAACAACGCCTTCCAGGCTCTAAAACCGGTTCTGAACCCCGATTGGTCAGTTTGGGACATCGGCCTGAAGAAAGTCACGTCAGTTGAAACGGCCATGCGCGAAATGCGCGAGCTGTTCACGACGGATCAGGATTTTTCCGGCTTTACGCTCTTCAAGAACGCCACGTCGCAGGACCAGCAGACTGCTGCGATACTGACATACATGAAGCAACTGCAGTCGATCGGCCAGGATGTTGCCGCGCTCGACCTTGGCGACAAACTGTTTGGTTCCAGGTTCACGGACCAGATTCGCAACGGTACATTGTCCGTCGACCAGTTGCTCGACGACATCAAGACGAAATCCGCAGACTCGTTTTCAAACGAGACTGTCAAGCGTGCCAAGGATCTCGACGACCAACTCAAGAACGCTTGGCAGACCGTTTCGCAGAATTTGCACCCTTCGCTTGAGGCGTTGGATAACCTGTTCCTCGATTTCAAGAGCGCGTGGGTTTCCATCGTCGAGTTGATGGCGAAGGCTGCAGAGCTTTCGAACCATATCCGTCCAGTTAGTGGTGGTGGTCCTAGCAATCCCGTTTCGGCGCTTGATCTCGACAAACAGACCAGCCTTCAACAGCGCCTTACCGATCAGGGACTTACCGCTACGCAGCGTTCCGGCCTGGAGGCGCAGCTCCGCGAGGTTCAGAGTCGGATCGCGAAAGCCGAAGCAAGCCAGGTGCCAGAAGCACCGACAGAGTTTGGTTTCGGTGGCACTGCAGCTATACCGCTCCCGAAGCGCCGACCTACAGATGCTCCTGCGCCTCCGAAGGATACCGGCACAGGCGTCGATCGTTTCGGCACCTCCGCAGACGCTATTGAAAAACGCACCGCGGCCATCGCTGCGGAAGCCGCCGCGATCGATCTCGGCACGCAGGCGCGTGAGAAATCGCGCGTTACTGCGCAACTTGAGACTGTCGCCAAGCAGGCCAACGCAGCGGCTGGCCTTGGCGAAAACGTCGTCACCGCCGAACAGCGCAAAGTGATCGATGAAGTCGCCGCGGCGTATGGCGGGGCCGCACTCGCAATGGAAAAGGCCAAAGTCGCCGCCTCCATCAAATTCAATAAGGAGACCGCCTTTCTCACGCAGGAAGACGTCGCGATCGCAAGCCAATTGAAAGGCATCTACCCAGATGTCGCCACTGCCTTGTCGAGCGTCGAGGCGGCTGGTCTGCGGGCTGCGAACGGAATGCGTGAACTTTCGAACATCGGGCAGGACGTCAACCGCGGTTTATTCGTTGAATTCGGCCAAAACCTTCGTAACGGCGCAACGGCGTGGGATGCGTTCAGACAGGCCGGCGTCAACGCCCTCGGCAAGATCGCCGATAAGTTGATGCAGATGGCCGCCGACAACCTTTGGAAAAATGCCTTCGGGACGAGTAGCGGCGGCGGCATTGGCGGATTCATTTCCGGCCTGTTCGGTGGCGGTAGCGCACCAACGAGCGGCCTAAGCGCACCACAGAGTATTCTCCCACCGATTTACGGCAATGGTACCAACTATCATCCTGGCGGCCTCGCCATCGTTGGCGATAAAGGACCGGAGCTGGTGAACCTTCCGCGCGGCTCTCAAGTCGTCGCCAACGACAACCTGAAAAGCTTGGGCGGCATCACGGTCAGAACGGGCGACACCAACATCAACATTAAAGGCAACGCGGACGAAACAACGCTCGCGTTGATGCAGGCACAGTTGGCGAAGCGCGATGCGGAACTGTCGAGCAAGGTTGTCGCCGCTGTTCAAGACGCGAAGAAACGCAGGATATTGCCATGACCATTTCATTTCCCCGCACTGACATTCTGTCGGTTGGTTTCTCCGACCAAACGTTCACGCTGATGATGCGCCAAGAATACAGCCGCACCGCGAGTGGCGTGACCTATGGCAAGGACCTTGGCGACCCTCTTTGGACCGCGACCTACACGACGCAGCCATTGGCGAACGACGAAGCTGTCGCGTATGAGGCAAAGCTAAACAGCCTTGATGGTGTCATTCATCCATTCGAGGCTGGCGACCTCCGTAAAACAGCGCCGCGTTTATATCCGGCTGCGGATTTCAACGACGTGGCCGTGATCGAAACCATTGGCACGAACAATAAGTCAATTTCGCTGAGCGGCCTTGAGGCCGGGTTCGTATTGAGTGTCGGCGACTTTCTGGAGTTCGACTACGGCACAAACCGCGCGCTGCATCAGATCATGGAATCTGTCACGGCCGACGAGGACGGTACCACCACTGAATTCGAAGTGCGGCCCCACATTCGTGCAGGTGCTGAGTTTGGAGCACCAGTAAGGCTAAAGAATCCGTCCGCGCTCATGGCGCTACAGCCTGGCTCGATCAAGGTTTCAGCCAGCGGCGGCATTCACACGGTGATTTCGTTTGGCGCGATCCAAGTTCTCACATGATCGACTTAGACTGGCTGTCGGATTGCCTATGCGACATCCTGCGCTGGCAGATAGCGCATCCCGGACGAACTGACGGGCCGGAAATCCCCTATGCTGGCCTCCGTCTTTGGGGGCTGTTTATGCGGCTACACGAGGCCCGTGGTGGCGGTGGCTTTGGTCCTGGTGCGATTACCTACTCAGAGATGCGCGCGCTGGGCGAGTCTCTCAGGCCGTGGGAAATTGATATTCTCCGCGCTATGGACCAAGCGTTCCTGGAAGCAGCCGGCAAGGCCGCGGAGAAGCCGAGCGAGGTTAGTAGCAGGCCGATGTCGGTGGCTTTGTTTGATGCGGTTTTTCAACGAGCCTAGTTTATCTTTTTAAGGCGCCTTGCTAGGAAATATCTCTTTCCCTTGATCGTGGGTTCCCAAGCGAGTACTGGGTGACGCTCCCCAACCGACACAACTGAGATTAGATCCTGCGCTTCTAGGACGAGCCGCACACTCTCAACTTGCTCTAATTGGATATCGAAGTTTGTGTATGTACCAAATGGCTTTGAAAAACGGTCGCTATACAGGCTCCCTATGAGTTGTGAGATTCTAATTTCGTGGGGGGTAGCCAATAGATTGTCATGTATTCCCACAAAGACATCTCCGTACCGGGCTTGGATGGCAACGGATTCCTCTCGTTTCTTGTCACCCAGAGGCGTTGTCTCGTGTAGACTCACGGTAAGATCGACTAGATCATCCGGACCCGGAATCATTTCGTCAAATACAAGATCATCTTTGTCACCCATTCGTTTTTTAAGATCGTAGTTCTCGATGCGCAGCCGTTCCATTTCCTGCAAAACTTTTGGGTCAACGGCTTGGTCGCCACGCACCCAGCCGTGACCAGGGGTTAAATTAATTGCTTGCGAGACCGCTACAATTATTTCGGTACAAAGCTCATTGACATTATTCCAAAACTTAACCACGCGCCCCGTCTTAAGGGCGCCACGAAAGGCCTCAAGTTTTTTCAAAAGGTCCGCGTCGATATCGCTTCGCGCAACAGAAAGACTGCCGGGATTAGCGTGAATGAAGGCAAGGACCGGAATCCCTCTTGACCGTGCGTATTCATATTCGTGCTGTGTGAAGCTCATTCCGTCTTCAGCAATCGAACCGTATCGACCCGCGATCACGACGACGTAATAGTCACTGCGGTCAATTATACGTTTTATGAAATCTAGCTGCTGCAGATCGGTGGCCGGAAACAACTCCATACCAGCAACAAGATACCCCGCCTTTGCGAGAGCATCGTTAATTTGGAGTCGTTCACCCTCAAGGTCTGCGAATGTTGAACTGACGAATACCTGATAAATTTTATCCAAGAATGCTTTCTCCGCTTGGAAGTACGATCAAGAGTCGTGCGAAGTTACGAAAACAAAATTACTGCTGCAGCGCCCAATAAACAAAATAGCGACATCCCAACACATACCACAGCAACCCACTTGGTTCTCTGAAGCCACGCGGAATGGTCACTGATGTCGGTTTCAGGCCAAAGCTCTCTGGCGTATGTCCATCGCCTGAACCAGTCTTCGGCAACTGTGAAGTTAAGCCAAGCTGCGATGGCGGTGCCAAACGCAAATAGAATACCTGCAACAAATAATCCGATGGCCACTTTATGAGGTAAGACGCCCTGCCCGCTCCATTTATACAGTAGGCCAGCGATCGCACCAGAGTGCATTAGCCAAAGCGTATTTACGATCCATCGGCCATAATCAACCTGCGCGTTCCACGCAAGTTTTGCGCTATCCCACCAGTAAACATTCAAATCGCCTGGCGGTAGCTTTTCGGTCATTTCCCCTTCCCCAGACTTTTTCGCACCAATGCGCGTATAGCTTCAGGTCGTGCCGGCTTGTGGGCCGTGTTATTTTAAAAATCCATAAGCCGCGCAAAGTGCAGCTACGACCGCTGCCATTGCAGCCCATGAGTTAACTCGTCCGATGAGCTGAAGCTCGCCAATAAAAGTATCGATGTTGTCGGGCACCTTAATCAAAGATGCCCACAGCCACAGCGCAGCGGCAACTAGCGAGGCCAGACCGCCAACCAATAAGACGATCCTGTCGGTCACTTCTTCCCCTTCAACGCCTGCTCCACCAGCCTGCGGATAGCCTCCGGCCTTCCCGGCAGATCGTCTTGGCGCCGGCGCCAGTCGTCCAGCGCCTTCGCCATCTCTGGCTGAATGCGGACCATAACGGGATCGCCGGTTGCTGGAGCGCGCTTCCGTGGTTTCATGGTATCGCGAGTTGACTTACCCATAGACTCATGGTATCACGAAATCAGGCCGGAAGGAAGTTGGCGCTTCCTTCACGGCCCTAACCGCCAACCGCCCATGGAGCGATCGATGGCTACCAAGAAACATACCACGTCCCGCCAAAAACTCACCAAAACCGCAATCAAGCGCAGCGCACCAATCGCAAGCGAACCAGACCGACAGATCGGCGGCGAAGACGGCTGGTTTATCGTCCCGGCTTCATCCTCAATGGGGCTCATGCTACTTGATCAGCGCAAACGCGCCTCCAATGCATTCAAGCACCTTGACGCCAATGGATCTGAAATCAGGGCGATGCGTGCCGATAGCGCTGCCGACGCATTTGCGGACGCGCTATCGCACCTCCCGCCCAAGGGAGCGATCGAGGCACTTGCGGCGGCGCTACTTATCAAGGATGACGTCGACATGGTCTGGGCTGGGGCGACTGAGCAAGTTCGCAGAACGGCGCTCGATACCGCCTTGCGCCGCGTGGCTGGCCTCGCCGAATGGATCGAGTCAACGCACAAAATTGACCGGCGCGATTTTGGTTTTGGCGGCTGCGAAGACCTTGCCAATCTCATCCCACACGCGGCTCGATCCTTGAACGTCCTATCCGAACACGATCGATAAAATAATTTCGCGACACATCTTGCGACACGCACCTAGCCTACACAGCTATCCGAACGGCGCGTGTCGCCTGTGCGTCAGCAATGCTGGCGAGGTACGTTCGACCACTACCCTAGGGGCGCGCCATGCCCTCCAAATCTGAACTGATACCCCGCGGCCTCCGTCGCGTGGACGCGGCGCGGTATCTTGGAATTAGCCCGAGCCATTTCGACAATCAGGTGAAGGCCGGTGCAATTCCAGCCGCACGCGAAATGTTTGGCGTAACCATTTGGGATCGCATAACTTTGGATGCGTTGTTTGATGGCGTCCAAACAGCCAGCAACGACAACTATTGGGATAAAGCGTGCGGCAGCGGAAACCCAAATATGTAGAGGATTATCTGGATCGGCACGGGCAACCGCGCGTCTACCTGCGCCGTCCGGGCAGGCCGCGGATCGCCTTGCCCTGCCCCATATTCACTCCTGAATTCTGGGCCGCCTATCACGCGGCCATGGATTCGGATGGTCTCCCAAAACCGCGCACCGTGAAGGCCAATTCGATCGCCGCCGCCGTCCGCGGGTATTACGGGTCGACCGAATTTAAGGCGCTCGCGAAGTCGACTCAGGACGTTTACCGGGGCGTGCTTGATCGGTTTTCCGACAAGCATGGCGACGGGCCAATCGCCAGCCTACAGGCTAAGCACATAAACAACTTGATTGACGAGATGGCCGATACGCCGTCCGCAGCCAGCAACTTCAGGAAGCGCCTGAAGGCTGTGATGGAGTATGCTGTTTCAGTTGGGATGCGCCCGGACAATCCCGTGATCGCCGCCAAAAGAATCAAGCTCAAAACAACTGGCCATCGCACATGGACCGAGGACGACATCGCGGCGTTCCGCAAACGATGGCGTACTGACGCGCCGCAGCGGATAGCGATGGAAGTGTTGCTGCATACCGGCCTACGCCGCAGCGACGCCGTTCTGCTTGGCTGGGGTCATGCGTCAACGGGCAGCTTCGTAATCAAGACGAAGAAGTCTCAGGGTCACGTTGAACTGTGCATCCCGATTCATGTCGAGCTTGCGCGTTTCCTAGCGTCACTATCCCATGACGCACCGACGTTCATTCTCACAAAATACGGCAAGGCCCGTTCCGAGAAAGCGTTCTCGACGTGGATGAGCGAGGCAGCGGCGGAGGCCGGACTTCCGCCCAAATCATCTCCCCACGGCGTCCGTAAAGCTGCCTGCCGCAGGTTGGCCGAGACAGGCTGCTCTGCCTTGGAAATCATGTCGATTACAGGCCACACCGATATCCGAGAGATTGAGCGGTACTGCCGCGAAGCCGCACGTAAAAAGCTGGCCGTCTCGGCGATGTCAAAGCTGGAGGGTGGCTTTGACGTCAGATTGCCTAACCAGTCCGAAGAGTTAGGCAAAAACGAAGATAAGATATTGAAAAAACTAACAGAAAGTTTGGTATGGCGATCCCGGCAGGATTCGAACCTGCAACCCGCGGAGTAG